GTCCACTGGTCGATTTTAAACATTTAACCCTCCTCTGGATCTGGTATATAAACTTGTAAATCTTGTGCAGCCCATCTCTGGACTCTCTCAATTAAATCGTTAAACTCTGCCGTGTTCAGGCGTGCTGTTGACCTGCCTGAAATCAATCCGGCTTTCTCCACGGGCAGAAATTTAATCTTTATTGCGTCGTGCATTTCTTCGGGTTCGTAGCCGGTATGTTTTGACAGGATGTCAATCACACACCCCCACCAGTAGCGGTTCTGTGCGTCGGTACGGTTCTTGCGAAACTTCTTGACCTCTACCGTTACCCTCTGCCCTTCCAGTGTGACAAGCCACCGGTCAAAGTTCGGTCTGAAATCAATGTGGAGTTTGCCTTTTTCTACAGTGCCGACGAAGTTCACTCCGCTATCTCCTTGAGTTGTTTTGTGACCCCTGCCAATTCAAGGCAAAATTTGTCGAGTTCTGCCGATAATTTGGCAATGAACGCATCATCCCTCTCAATCTCCAAAATAAGAGGGGGAAGTGCAGGGTAGTAGCTCATGAAAAACCACTTTTTGAATCCAGTGACCAACATGCTACCCTGCACCTGCTGAATGTAATCAGTGGGCAGTATATTTGACAGGAGGTATGAGACATGGGTGTGGATAAGAGGACACTTGATCTCTAATCCAGCATCCTCTAATAAGCCGTCAGGCGAACAAGAATACTTCTTCTGTTCATCGGGATAAACCAAACCAACTTCACGCACGTCACCTACCGCAAACCGGAAGAGCTCTTTTGCCTCGGCTTCCATTTCAAGACCCCTCTGCATTGCGGCGTTCTGGTATGTGTCTGTCTTTATCCCGGTGATGTTTTCCCCGGCAAGTTGATACATATAATTCTTTGCCGACTTGGACGGTTCGCCTTTTGTGGTCACTATCTTGTCAAAGCTCGATGCTGTCGGCAGTCCTGCCCGTGCCGCAAACCATTCCTCTGAGTATTGTTCGCAATCAAGGATAATCATATTGCCTCCACCTGTTCGCCGGTTTCCTTCTTCTTCTTAGATTTTAGTGCCGCCATCGCCTTGTTGAAATCTGTTGCTGGAATCCTTTCAACTGATTCAACACCCATGAATTCGCAGAATTTCTTTTCATCGGCCTCACGATCATTAATCATGTCGATGATGGAAGATAGTTGCTTCTCACTGATGTACTCCACGCCCGCAGCGTTCCCGTCATCGTCCATGTCCTTTGTTGCCAGTCCAGTAAGAGCAAGGATGGTGTATCGTTCCAGATACGCTACGGTTGACCCTATCGCCTGTATGGGGTTCTTGCTTCCTGACGTATCTGGTGAGGCCGTAAGACTGGTTTGTTCACTATGACCAAGCGAATGTGTGATTTTACAGGTAACAGTTATCGTTCCGTTGTCCTGTTTGGTATTCCACGATGCTGACAAACCGTATTGACTCAATGCTTTGTTGATGTTGCTGGTAACATTGGCAAGGGTGGCATGCCAGTATTCCGTCTTGCCTCCACCCGCCTGATAGGATACCTTCTTGTCCTTCTCGATCTCAGGCGGGTTGGTTTTAAATTTCGCCATTGCCTCATGGTAGGCTTTCCTTGCTTCGTTTGCTTCCCATCGTTCCTGAAGCTCAAGAACCTTCTCCAGTTTCTCCAACGTTGAAGCATCTGCACCTTTATCAAGTGCTAAAGCTATCAACGATGATGGTGCTTGTGTTGCTGGTAAATTTTCCATTACATTGCCTCCGCTTGTTCAATTACGCTGTCCATAATCATTGATATTTTGGCCTCAGCTTCTACAATGATTTGATGTGCTTCTTGTGATTCCAGCTTGGGGCCAATGAATCTGGCTATTGAATTTGCCCATGCAATCAACTTTTCTTTGTCCGGTCTCAAAGCCTCCTGTCTGGCGGCTTCCTCTTTGGCCCTCTGTTCTTCTTCTGCCTTTGCTTTGGCTTCTCGTTCCAGTTTTTCCTTCGCTTCTCGTTCAGCCCTTTCTTTGGCTTCCTTCTCGAACCGTTCCCGATCCTTTCTCTCTTGTTCCTTGCGTTTTTCTTCCTCTATGGCTCGCCTTTCCGCTTCAACCTTTTCTTGTGCGGCTCTCAGTTCAGCCTGCTGGCGTTCAAATTCTTCACGTTCAGCTTTCAGTTTCGCTTCTTCAGCCTCACGTGCAATTCTTTCTTCTTCCAGTCGTTTCTGCTCTGCATCGTAGGCTTCTTTGGCTTGTGCAAGACGGCTTGCATAGTCATCATCGGTCATGGTTGCAACGTCCATGTAAGGCAGTACAACGTTGTAAGCGAAAAGGTCATCAACCCGCTTTTGTATTTTCTCTTTCAGTTTTCGATCTTCTTCTGCCTTGATTCGTTCTTTTTCTTTGGTTATTATTTCTTCTTGCTCGGTAAGGTGTGATTCTATCGGTTCAAGCAACGAGAATAATTCCTTTGCTTTTGCATCAACTTTGCGCCCATATTCTAAAGCAGAAGCCTTTAAATCCTTGCGCCTCTTTTCAACATCAACCCTCTTACCCTTGACAATCATTCTGGCTTCGTGAACGGCATCGAATCCATCCTTATCGTCAAGTCCTTTAACTGTTAATTTCATATAGCGATCTTTCATTTCTGCAATCGCCGCTGTTGTAATATCAAATGATACTATTCCCATTGTTTCTATCGTTTCCATTATTCCCCCTCCATTTCTTCTACGTCTCTCGTAGTCTGTCAATTTCATTCATAGCTTCCCCTCCATCCACATCTTAAAAATGACTCCTCCGAAGTAAAAAGCTCCGGCAATCATTATCACCACGCAGAATTTCAAAAGCCACTCGTCGGCTTCTTCAACGTACTTATCCCACGGCTCATCTTCAATCTTCTGTATCGTATTCAGCCATAACCGCTTCATCGTATTCTCCCTCCTCTGGCTTTCGCCCATGCCAGTAGCGTTCTCTTTCTTCTTCGATGACACTCTCACGCTCCCAACTGGCTAATGCTCTGCTGTCGTCTTTCATGTTCCTCTCTCCATGCGTTTATCTTATCAACGGTATCTTGCAGATCCTCCAACGTGACCAGTTTGTCGTTCTTCTCTCCGATCATTTCTTGGAGTTTTTTGTTCTCCTTCCGAAGTTCGTTGTTCTCCCGTTGTAACCTTTCCACCTCTTCAATCCATGCGTTTCTCATTTTCTCCCCCTTTAATATTGGGAGGGGGCCGTACCCCGGTTATCCCCTCCCCACATCCTACTACTACTATGCCTTAGCCTCTGCTCTTTTTAGAGTGGTAGCATCCACTGTCTGACCACCCCCTTCCAACAGAACCAACCCGCCGGTGTATCCCTCACGAACCAACCCATTTGACGAAATATATTTCGTTATATTTGTGGAGGTTTCTTGAGGGGCTGTCGAACGGCCCAGTTCAATGACATCTTGTAAAGAAATATCGTAACCTTGTTTAATTAGGTTTTTGTGTGCAATTTTACAGGCAAGGAGTTCCTTAAACTCGTTAAGTTCCTGGAGGTAATTATGGTATTCCGAAAAGTCACATGGCGGGATATATCGCTTCGAGCCACGCACAAATCTAATGTCGGTATATTCCTGCCTCAATCCTTTGACACGAGATTTGGACAAACCGTGTTTCTGTGCTATTTCAGCGTCACGGCATTTGTCAGGTGATTTTAAGATGTCTGCGATAATAGCGTCATTGTTCTTTTTTGGTCTGCTCACAACCCCAACTCCTTAAGGTCTTTTTCACCTATCACTTTACATTTCGACACCCTGAATTTTCCGTCTGACGCTATGGGGATACAGGCAATGTCTTTTGCCGTAAATTCAACTATCTTTATCTTATATTCCTCCTGCCAATTAGCTATACACCAGTCTAACGTAGCTACTGATATTCCATAACTGCATTGGTTGTTCTCGTTTGTGTCCGCATTACACGATACAGTTTCGCCTACTATGTATTTAATGCCACCGCTAAAAGGCCCTTCGCCTTTGGCATTGGTCAACTTGTAAGCCCTGATTTTGCCAACTTGATCCAGAAGCATATACAAAGGAGTGGTGCGGTATTTTGATATGCCATCGGCACCGGATAAATTGGCACGGGATAAATAGGCACGGGATAAATCGGCACGGGATAAATCGGCACGTGCTTTTACAGCCATTTCAACTGCGAGTTTGAAACTTTTTGTTTCTGCCGTAAAAATTACACTTCCCGAAAATCTATTTTTAATTTCACATTTCATAACCCCACCCCCAAGTTCTTTTTTGGTCTGCTCACAACCCCAACTCCTTAAGGTCTTTTTCACCTATCACTTTACATTTCGACACCCTGAATTTTCCGTCT